AATCAATCTTGATGAACTTTTGCAATCTCTCAAGGAAGAGATTGAAGGTGACGAAAAGAAGGAAGACGAGAAAGACGAAACCATTGATGAACAGACCAAGTTGGCATCATCGGGCATCGGCGGCAAGACCGGCGGTTCCGATAACAAGAAGCCATCCGCATCTGCTCACAATAGCTCGAAAATCGAGTCTGGTGGTATCAAGAACAACGGAATTCCAGAAGGAAAGTCCGGTCCTGAAGATGCAACCAATGCGGCTCGTCCTAACAAGGCCAAGAACGCAACTTCGACCAACCTCTCGACCCCATCAAAGGGTGGAGAATCTGGTCCCGCACTCAAGGCAGCACGTCCAAACTCGAAGGGTGACTTCGAGAATACGCCAAAGCTGCATGAGGAAAACGAATCCTTGAAGAAACAACTTGAAGAACACATTGAGGTTATCAAGTATGTCAAGGGACAACTTAATGAGGTTAATTTGCTGAATGCTAAACTGCTTTACACGAACAAGCTGTTTAAGGAATTCGCAATGGGCAACGAGCAGAAGATGCGTGTTGTCGAAATGTTTGACCTCGCCAAAAACGTTCGTGAAGTTAAACTGACTTACGCTAACATTGCCGAGTCGTTGAATTTCGGTGCAAATGAGCCAAAGAAGAAGACCAATCCGGTCGCAACTTCCACTGCTCAATCCATCACCGAAGGTCTCGCATCGAAGCCAGTCGGAAGCACGAAGCCAAGTGCTCAGATTATCTCTGAGAACAAGGTTTCAACACAGGTAACTCGATTCCAGAAACTCGCCGGAATCAAAGGTGCCTAAACAACCAAAAGCAAAGTTAGCGAGTAAAAACAATCACAAAATCTATGGAAAACGTTAAAGAACTGTTGACCAATGCATTGAACCCTCAAGCACGCTTGATGGCCGAAACCCGTGGACTCGTGTCCAAGTGGGAAAAGACCGGCTTGCTCGAAGGTCTCAAGAATGACATTGAGAAGTCAAACATGTCCGTTTTGCTTGAAAACCAAGCAAAGCAACTCATTGAAGAATCATCTGTCACTGGCACTCAGTCCAACTCTGAGCAGTGGGCAGGTGTCGCACTTCCTCTCGTTCGTCGTGTATTCGCCGAAATCGCAGCTAAGGAATTCGTCTCCGTTCAACCAATGAACCTGCCTTCGGGTCTGGTGTTCTACTTGGACTTCAAGTATGGCACGACCACTGGTGCGTTCACGGCTGATTCGAGCACCAACTATTCATCGCTCTTCGGTGGAACTGGTGCAAAGTCTGGTTCAACTGACCAACCAACGGGCGGTCTCTATGGCCCGGGCCGTTATGCCTACACTGTCAACGACCAAATTGCATGGAGCCAGTCCACTGGTTCTGCTGCAACTGTCGCAGACATCAACTTCGATACTGGTAACAGTAACGATTCAGTTAACCAAACGTTGTCAGCATCGCTGGCCGCTGGTCAACTCTATACCTTGACCACCAATAACTTGACTTCGGTTGTGTTGTCAGCCTCGGGTTCATACCCAGACCTCAACGCAGTCCGTTCGTTCTCGCCATCTGGCTCGGGTATCGTTACCTACTTCCCCGGCTTCACCCGCTTTAGCGGTGCAGAAGTTGTGTTCGTTGTCTCTGGTTCGGCAATTTTGACTGGTTCGGCATCGCCCGCAATCAAGGTCAACTTGAGCTTGCAACCAAAGGATACTTCCCGTGGTGACTTTGAAGACCGTCTCGGTGCTTCGACCACTGCTACGGATACTGGTCTTAACAAAGACATTGGTATTCCAGAAGTTAACCTCGAACTCCGCAGCGAGCCTATCGTTGCTAAGACCCGTAAGTTGAAGGCTGTCTGGACTCCAGAATTGGCTCAAGACTTGAACGCCTACCACTCGGTTGACGCAGAAGCAGAATTGACTGCACTGTTGTCAGAGTATGTTTCGATGGAAATCGATCTCGAAATCCTCGACATGCTTATCAACAACGCCCCAGCAATCAACAAAGAACGCTGGTCGGCTAAGTTGAACCGTGAAATCATCAAGACTGGTGCTTCCAGCTACCAGATTGTTGACCAAACGACCGCTGGTTCCGGTGGTTACTACACCAAGGCAACTTGGTATCAAACCCTCGGTAACAAGATTCAAAAGGTATCTAACAAGATTCACCAATTGACTCTCCGTGGTGGTGCAAACTTCATGGTCGTCGGTCCAGATGTGGCAACCATCCTCGAATCCATCCCCGGATTTGTGGTGAACACAGACGGTGACTCGGCCAAGTTCGCAATGGGCGTTTCTCGTGTTGGTAGCTTCGCAAGTCGCTTCCAAGTTTACAAGAACCCATACATGCAAGAGAACTTGATTCTCATGGGCTTCCGTGGAAATAACTTCCTCGAAACCGGCGCAGTGTATTCCCCATACATTCCGCTCATCCAGACCCCTCTGGTGTATGACCCTGTGAACTTCACGCCTCGCCGTGGTGTCATGACTCGTTACGCCAAGAAGATTGTGCGTCCTGAGTTCTACGGTCTCATCTACGTGGCAGACACGAACCAAGTCTAATCTTGGTGACAGAATCACGAACCCCGACTTCGGTCGGGGTTCTTTTTTTGTACTGACGAAATGAATTTTGATATTTATATTCATGAAGGTAATTGCATACACTGCATTAGTCCTCTTAAGTGTATTTGCGTTAATTTGCAACTCTTCTAAACCCATAGTGTTAGACTCTGATTGTAACCGTGATTCTATCCAAATTGCCCTCGATTCCAATTCATCTATCCGTCTTCCCAACAAAACAATCGAAGTTGATGCCCCAATTATTCTGTCCCGCAGCAATCAGAAACTTATCGGTGGAACAAATACCGTGTTGGTTTTGAAGAGCAACGCCAACTGTCCTGTCATCATTATTGGTCTTCAAGAAAATGTTCCCATCCAAAAAGTTTCGATAGAGAACATTCGGATTGATGGCAACCGATTGCAGCAAACAAACGAAACGTGGAAACCCTCTGGCCTCGGTCATTTGATGTATAATAACGGCATCATCGTCCAGAACGCCCGTTCAGTTTCGATAAAGAACGTGACTGTTTACAACTGTCGGTCGGGCGGATTAGTCTCTACTTATCATGTTTCTCGTTTGACCGTTGATTCCAGCGAATTCTACAACAATCAATTTGATGGCATTGCTTGTTATCAGACTACAAAAAGCGTCTTCAAGAATTCAAAGACACATGATAACTTGGCCGCAGGAATTTCACTAGACCTAGATTTCAACAGGAACGACTTCAAGAACATGGATGTTTACAACAATGATATTGGTATCTTCATGCGAAAGTCTAATGGTAACATGTTTGACCGAATTTACATGGCTGGTAATCGTTCTCATGACATTTTCATGTCATCCGTGGATGACTTACCAAATACGGGCTGTTCACAGAATACTTTTGTTTTAACCAAGAACCGGACTATTTATGACCGAGACATGCAGTGTGTCTCAAACACCTATTTAACAATTCCGCTTGACAGATGATAGCGGAAATAGTAAACTCTACGAGTATGATTATCGAAATCAGAGCATCAGAAGGCGGCGACGACGCCAAGTCATTGGTGTTGACGCAGGTTGACATTTACACCCGCTTAGTCAAACGTTCGGGGTTACTTTGACCTCGAAATTGTTGACCTAAGACCGGGGTTGGCAGTTCTTCAAGTCGGTCAGGATGCCGCTCATATCTTCAAAAATGAATCGGGTGGCCATCGTTGGCAACACGCTCCCACAGGAAAAGTTCATACCAGCACCATCACGGTCGCTGTCATGGACGAACCTTCCCCAATCGAACTCCAAATCAACCCAAACGATTTGGATATAATAACTACCCGTGCGGGTGGAAATGGGGGTCAGAACCGAAACAAGGTTGAGACTTGTATTGTTATTCGTCACATACCGACAAATACGGTTGTGCGTTGTGCATCTGAACGTTCACAATATCAAAACAAAGAAAGTGCGATGAAAGTTCTTAAAGCACGGTTATGGGATTTGAAAAAATCTCAAATGCATAAAGAACAATGTAACCAACGAAATCAACAGATTGGTTGCGGTGATAGACGAAGAACTATTCAGGCACAGAACAATGTTGTGAAAGACCGAGATGGGCGTGTTTGGAGGTATCAAGACTATTTGAAGGGGAAGTGGTAATATGTTGATACCGAAGAATAATTTGTTTTGCCCACACGACTAAATCTTCGGGGCGTTGTCCTGATGGATGAGATTTACACCAAAGTTCAAGATTATCGGGATGATTATCTGCTCGGCGACCGTTTTTATGATGGACTTGTTCATCTTTTTCAAGCGGTCGTCCGAGTATTTTTTCCATGACCATTCGGTGCTCCAAGTATTGTTTACCATCAATCGTAAACGCCTTATATCCTTTGTCGGTGATATAACCTTGTCCTTTTTCGTTGATAAGGATTTTGGTTGCATCACCGTGGCGTTTCCATCGTCCATAATGCTTATGGCACAGTGGATGGTCGGTCTTCAAATCCTTTGCCGCCAAACCTCCGCAAATGACGCAGGATTTGTCCAACGACGTTAAGGTAACATTTGGGTCGCCATGACGCTTCCAACGCTTGTAATGCCTATCACAGTAGTTTTTACGACGTGTTTGGTTTGTGCATCCTTCGGCTAAACATTTTCTCATGATAATAAATAGAAACAAAAAAGTAATGGTGGATTATTATATGTTATATTCTTATTTTGTCACACAATTGGAAATGGTAAATGGAAAGGCGTTTAATGTGAATAAGACGCATATTTATACTTAGCCATGATTTCCTTTGCAAACATAATGCGGAAGATGTTGCTTGAGCGTATGTCATTCAGTGACCTTTACGCCAGTAGCACCCCTGACCGTGTTGACCGTTCCAAGAATGTAAATGCCCGCTCCCTCCGTGTCACCAGCATGGGTGGACAGGAAGCATGGACATTCACATACAAATCCAACCCATCTACGACGGGACATCGTTGGCATGGCTACGTTCGTTTCTTAAACGAAGATGTCATGCAGGCAACCAGTGCCGCCGAGTTGGATTGTATGGTGGACTGTGACTGCCCCGACTATCGCTATCGGTTTGCTTACAACAATGCCAAAGCCGATGCTGGGGCAATTGGACCGGGGTCATGGAATCAGAACAATGGTCGTCCTCCCCGCCCTCGTGAACAAGGTGGAGTTGGTGACTATGGCACGGGCATGTGCAAACATTTGATTGCTCTCGGCGAATTCTTGAAAACGAACATCGAACCCGATGCTCCTGAACCAGAAGAACCAAAAGCAACTCAGCCCCAACAGCAACCTAAGCCAGTTGCTCCCAAACCAAAAGTCAAACCACAACCCAAGCAAAAGCCGCAGCCAAAACCTGCGTCTCAACGTCCACAAACTGTCAATGCACCAGACCCCGACGATGACAGTTATTCAGACTCTCGTGGGGACATGTTGCAAGAGACGACTGGACACTTGGCGGAACGACTGAATAACTTGGTGAAATCCAAACCAGAATTTGACGTGTGGTATGAAGACTGATAAACTCAAAGAACTCATTCGACACATTGTCATGGAAAGCCTTGATGCTTTGCAAGAAGAGCATCAAAAAGGCGAGTGGTGGATTACCGACGATGGTGGAACAATTTTTGCCGATATTGATATTGGCGACTCAGGACATGAAGGCGTTGTCATTCAGCATTTGACAAGCGAGATTCTTGGCCATTTCAACATTCATGACGTAGAAGGCGGAATGAACGACTATGAAGAGACCATTAAAGGTGTATTGGAGTCAGACGGTAGGTTTTCAGAAGAAGATAACGAAGAGTGGGAAAGCCGAGGCCCATCGGAAGTCATCCTCAAGAAAATCATTGAAGATAAACTGTATCCTACCCCTGAGCAGGCCGAAGACGCTCTCTACATTGCTTACGGAAATACATCCCGAGACGCACGTAACTATGGAATGAGATACTTGAACTGGAAGATAATGAAGACTTACGGCAAGTATATTGAAATCCAGACGTGGCATCTGAAGCCAGACGATTTGTCGGCCATCGTTCGTGGATTGTGGGACATCATCGAAGATGACCCTGAGAACGAAGAAGACCCCGACAATCAAGTTGGAGAAGATGGTTTCCAAGGCCCACGCATCAATCTGACCGTAGCTGCTTCACAGAAACGCTTCCACGATATTCCTATGGCGGTGCTTGAGAAGAAGATGGCACAGAAGCTTCAAGCTTATCAGTCAGGCGTTCATGTTGGCTATACCGAAGCCATCAACGAAGATTACCATTTCCATCACAAAGAGTATCGCCTATATGAAGGCAACCGTCACATTGTTGTCGCTTTTGATGACAACACCCGTCTCAAGTTTGAAGTTCACTTCCGTAATGCACGGGGAGTTGACAAAGAGAAGTGGCGTCGTAAGGCTATGTCCACATGGAAATCATGTGCGAATGAGTTGCATCGGGACGTTCCATTGAGCGATGCTTTGAATCCTATTCAGAAGTCTTGGAAGGAATGCTTCAAGGAAGCCATGAAGAACCCTAAGATGAAGCCTTACATCCGAGTGCATCATCACCACAAGATTTTCGATGACAAGGGCTATCCTGCCGCAGTTCAAGGCAAACCACAAGCCGTGGTTGACCCCGTGAATCTTACCCCTCGTTAATTGTTCACAAGTAACAAATCATATGCTGCAACACATGTTGCAGTTCCGCTGCATGTAAAACGTAATGCCACCGTAACCACTCGTATTATCAATAACGAGGCTTGATGATACCGATGCCGATAAATTTCCGACTGTCCCGAATGTGAGTTGTGAGTTTCCGTCGTATGCCATAAATGCTCCTTAGAAAATGAACCAGCTTCCACTATATGCATGAAGAGTTAGCGATGCATATTGTGTTGTGATTTGTTGTTGTGATTGACCATCAATCAAATCGGTTCCGCTTGCACTAATGACCAGTGACCCCGAGTTGTCAATCTTTTTGATGTTGAAAATTTGCCCATCAAGACCCGTGGTTGATGGTAATGTGATGATAAACGAACCACTTCCCAGCAACGCATAATCAAAGCTATTGGGCGTATAACTGGCCGTAATAATCTGGATTGCTTGCTTCATTCCGACCATGACAGATCCAGATTGTCTCAAAAATGAGCCACTGGCAGTGTTACCATATTCAGCGGATGTCAAGTGATAATAGTTGCCACTTGAGCCGCCCTGAATGTTATTCAGGTTGTTGTGGTCGGTAATACCCGCAGGAGAAAATGTCTGATTGAATGCCGAGTCTATTTGAACCGATTGGCTTGTACCTTGTTGGAAGATGGCTCTTCCGACCAAGAAAATAACTTCTCCGGTTTCACCCGGCACGGCAGGCGGTTGGCTTGCAACTGCGTCCGCCAAAACCCGATATTGAGTTCCAAGCTGGATTGCCGCTGAGTTTCGATTTTCGGTTGAACGATATACCCAATTGACAACATAATAGTTGTTGCTAAGTGGAACCAGATTAGTTCCATCATCATAGACCGTGTTGATGTATGTGCTTTGGATAGAACCCGAAAACACGCTGGCAGAATGGGAGAATAAAATCATTCTTCCAGTTGCACTGTTGAACTGTGGGATGGATGTTCTTACAATACCTTTCCATACACTGCCCGATGTGATGGTAACATACATCGAACTGCTCTGGCCAAGAACCAGCCCCGTTTCTCGTTTGATTTCTTCCAATGCTTGCGTGCGAAGAAGTTGTTTGTTGGGCAAAGAAATTGCGGGGCTATCCCAATCCGTATAGGACAATGCACCATCAACACCGTTGAAAACCGTGAATACTTGTGTCGTCTGGATTCCATCTACGGAATCTTTGTTGGTGTTGAAAGTGTAAATTGGAGAACCGTTGTTATATGTTACCAAAACATACATGGCATCATACAACGATGCCGTCATTGCAAAACTCGCCGATTGGAGAGCATAAACACTTAGTATCCCCGTGCCATCACTGTTTGTGCAAAGACAAACACTACCTGTTCCAACATGAACAATACTTCCAGATGGACTGAAACTGCTCGAAGTAAAGCTCGGAACTGAAAGCATACCCACATACAAGTGGGGAGTTGCCAAAGAAAACGAAGCCGTATATGCGTTTGATGCAGAAACGGTGGATACTGCAACACTGGCGGTGTTTGCCCAGCTTGAGGTTACTGCATATGATGCTGAAGTGCTGGGACTGCCGGGAGCATAGGATGCACTAATTGCCGTAGTTGCTGATACCGCTAAAGATGCTGTGTCAGCAAACTCGGCAGATATGGCAAGTGAGGCCGTGTCAGCAATGATTGCGGTTGCTGCTGAAGATGCAACGTTGGCATATGATGCCGAAATGGATTGTGATACAGTTTGTCCAGTCGTGACTATTCCCTGACCATACGAAGCCGAAGGCAGTGAAAGAACAACTTCTCCCCGGCCATCCAAAAGGTAATACGTGCTACCAGTAGGTTGGTATTTTTGAAGAACATTCTGATAACTTTCAGAAATGTATTGATTGGTAAAATCTCGTGTTGGGAAGGATGGCATAACGCATTATTTTAGGAACGACTTTAGACCAGCGAGAATGCTACGTTGATGTGGTTGAAATTCGGGGTTGGAAGCAAAATACTCCTTGAGGATTTGTGCCAACTCTTTCTTCTTTGTGCCGCAGGATTGTTTGGTTATTCCAAACGCTTCACAAATGGTTGAGATTTCTTTCAAAGGTATCCACATGTTTATACCTTTGGCTGGGACTTTGACATCCACAGATGGTTTTGATGGTTCGACATGCTCGTTGATAGAAACTTTCACGGATGAATGTTCTTTCACTACATAGTCGGACTGCCACGGTTTGAACAAAGTATCTTCAACAATGATTTCCAAATGCATCTTTCCTTGGTCATTCTCTTCAAGCAATCCTTTCATTCGGCGGACGGGAATGATACATTTTTGTCCGTTAATTTTACCTTCAAAGACATAGTTCACCCCTGCACCCGATTCAACCACGAGTCGTGCTGCCGAACCTTTTAGTGAGGCGTTTCTTACGGAAACTTCGCACTCGAAGTTTTCATTCTTGTCTGTGTACAATGTGTACATTTGGGTTTCCAATCTTTATATCAAAGTCAGTGTTGGTCACTTCCTTGATGAGTAATTTTATGTCACCGACGGTCACTTTACAATTTGATGAGTATTTCTGTTCATCAAACCGCTGACCCTTTACTTTGCAAATCAGTTCGACAAGTTTCTTTTTCCGTTCTTGTGCCTTGTATGGATTCCAAGGCTCTTCTTCTTGTCTCAGCCACGGTTGAATGAGGGTAGTTGCATCAACACCGTCATATCTGACCGAGGCAGTTGTGGGCGTAGGAGGCTCAGGAGTAGGTGTAGGTTCACTACAACCATTCCACAACCAATTCGCTTCCGACCACTTAACGTCTGTGTTGCCCCATGTATAGCAAATGTCACAGCCGCTCCATTGTTGGAGAGTGTCGCTCCATTTTACGTTAGCACTTCCCCAAACAAGGCATTCGGCGAGTTCCCGAACCATTTGGCATTCATCCCACGTCCAATTGCTTTCCGACCACTTGGTATCGGCTGAACTCCAAAATGAACAAACTCGTATCATATAAATATCCGTTTACTGGAAGACAATGCTTTTTTATACTTACATCACGAATATCTTGCCAATGTTTTCTCCAAGGACACTTTCGACATAATATGGGAATGTATTGGCCAAATCGGTCAAATGATACTCTCCATTCTCCCTGTCTTTGAGACGGCGATATTCTTTACGGCCAAATGCACCATGACCTGTGAGCAATACATCGGGCAACGGATTGAATTTCACTGACCCATTCTTTAGGAACTGTGCAAACAATTCATAGAGAAACTCGAACTCTTCTCTGAGATTCTTATCCCGAGCACTCTTGAATGTGCCGATGGTCTCGCATAAATGTCGAGTAGCCAATTGATACTCACGGAATCGGCGGTAATTGCCATCATCATAGTAATTACGATGCACTTGAGCAATGCCGTATGTTTCCAAAATTCTTGCCAGTTTACCTTCAACCCAAGGTGCAAGTTCTTTGTCCCAATTGTGCTGGCGGCGAAGGACGTGTCCAAGACGGTGAGCAATAATCCAAGCAGTAAGTGGAAGACGTTCCCCACCCTTGTTGTTAGTGAAGAACACGGTAATAGCATCCCGATTGATGCGACCATCCTTCAACTGCTCTGGCTTGATGTTGAGTTTGTCATAGATAAACGACTCTTTGACTTCACCAAGTTCGGTGTATTTTCGGGCTTCTTTTGAATTGACAAAGTAGAAATCGAAGTCAACTTCAGTGTTTTGGAAGAAGTCTTTGACTTTCTGAACTGAAGTAGGATTGGTCACGAGAGCACGGTCAACCTTGTTGGTAAAGGAAGACCCCTTGGAGAAATCTCCAATAGTCTGGAAGGTGTCAATTGGTGCTTCCGACAAGATTTTTTTTAACTTAATCATACGTGTTCAAAGGATAAATACTTGGCTGGGACGGCTGAATGTATAATAATGGTGTCATCCGTCGTCCCTTCGCTTTGTGCATTTGAAGATGCACGGTCATCATCCCATGCTTTAATCTTGTTAGCAATGAAGTTGGTAACGTCAGCTTCGACGTGGTTTGGCTCTTTTGTTACCATTGGCATGAACCCGTCTTGTTTCATCAAATCAGTGTGAATGGTTACAACAGAAGGGCCGTAGCTTTGGGTAATCCAATCTGGCTCGGTGCTCGTGAAAACCGCTTGCCGAATATGTCTGTTTGCCAATCCACGGCTCTTATGTTGGGCCTGCAATCCATGCTGTTTGATGTTCTCTACGTTTTCGGTTGGCGTAGCGTGAAAAAGACGTTCGGGACGTTCCCAAAAACGACGGTTGAATTCTTCTTCAAACGCATCAGTCAACCGAGATACAAGGCGTTGACCTTCGGAACGATACAACCAGTCTTGTTTTTCCTTGACAACTGGATATTCAACATCTACAATGTTATCATCCCAAATAATGTATTCGTCTGTTCCAAGAACAACGACTTCGGGCTGCTCGCCATGTGCCTGTAAGTATTGGAGAATAGCTTCCTTACCTACGAGTTCTTCGAGTTCGTAGTTATCCACTTCTTCGTTCAGAATTTTCTTAAGCTTAATCATAGAATCTCAATCCACTTGTCCAAAAGTTGTTGCTGGATGCCGCCCTTTTCAAACTTGACCGTGTAAAGATACTTGGCATCTTCCGTCCAAGATGTCAGAGGGTATGCTTTGCGAAACTCTTCGGCATCTTGTCGGGCGATGATTATTCCCTTCGTTCCCATTGGCACAGTTATTTCGCCACGGTTGTATCGGTCAATGTTGACCTTGGCACGAACTTTCGACCCGACTTCTCCACGTTGAGCCAGCTTGGGGTCCATGCGGTAAATGATAGCTGGGTCATACACACAAACTTGGTCGCCATCCAACAGTTTGAACATGCCCTTGCCCTTATACCACACGGCATCATATTTCTCCTTGAGCACTTTGGTCATGTTGATGGTTGCTCGAAGGCGTTCTTCACGAATGGCGGGAAGGGTGTTCTTCGTTCCTCCCCAATCAGTTCTCATTCCGCCAAACGTAGTTTCAGGCGTGACTTTGTAATCGTAGCCGTTATCCATCCACCACTTCATCATCGTGCGAGGCGAACCCCAATTGATGACTTCCATTCGGGGCGCATCAATATAGAAGACGGGCATACCTTTGGCAGTCCCATGATTGTATTTCTTAGCGATTGCCTTGCTGGTCGTGAAATAGACACCAAACCCAAGGTGGTGAATCGGGGCAGGAATGCCGCCATAATAGTCAGAAACTTCATACCCATTGGCAATGTCGCCCGAGCGTTCGCTTCCCTGAAATATCTTGAAGCCGTCCACCGCAATCTTTTCCCAGCGGTCAGCGGTTGTTCCGTGATACACAGGGCCAAAGAGTTTCTTATCCATAACGGCCTGTGGGCTTAGAGCCACAATGCGCTCGGACAGCAAGACTTCGTTGAGAATGTTACCCAGCTTAATCATAAATCCTCCCATGTAAATACGCTGAGTGCGTTGGAGTCACCCGTCAGATGTTTGACGATGCTCGTTGGTTCTCCGTATTCCTCTTCGTTTGCCATGTTGTAAATTCCCGGTGATTCTTCGTCGGCATTCTCAAATGGTTTGGTTACAACATGCATGAACGATTTATCGGTTGGAGGAATGGAGAAATCAATGATGGTATAGACGTGTCCATTGAAGCTGTAATAGTCAAAATGCTCTCCGGCCTTACCATATTCAGACCCATATGAAAAACACCATAGAGAATTACATCCCAATGCTTTCATTCCGGGCTGACCAGTCACGTCGATAATGACAATGTTTCCCTTGTCATAGACGATTTTCAAATCGTAATTATTTGCCTTGACAATTTGTCTCAAATCATACTTGGATAACTTGAACGTTCCGGCTATCAGGTTTTCCTTTTCTTCAACATAATCCAGAACATCCTCGAAGGTTGGGTGGTCGCTGCTGAAAATCTTTTTCAGAAGGATAACCTTTTGTTCATCTGACCTATTTTCCAAGTAACTCAAATGTGCATTGATATACTCTACTCGGTCAAGTAAATGCGAAAACGAAGCACGAGGTTTGCGAATATCTCCACGGAGATTACGCAGCGAAAACTTAGGCCATTTACTGACGGCTTTGATGACCTTGGCTCGGTCACTCAGGGTTCGTTGATGAACCGATGGGATTGGCGAATCGAAGGAGAATCCTTCAATTGGGAAGAGATTCTTATTGTAATTCAGGAGTTGTGAATAAGCATCTTGCCATTGCTGCAAAGTCCATCGAACATGTGATTGCTTGTCTTCAAGCATCAATTCAACCAATGTCTTGTAGGTGTGGTCTTTCTTACCACCAGTCACCCTATCCAGCCATTCAATATCAGCAGCTTCCAGCTTGTCGCCATAAAGTTTGGTAGCAAGTTGGACATTTTCTGATAGTAAATGACGGAGTTTAATCATTGGTTACGCATAGCCAATGCAATTTCTGTTGCTTCGGCCTTCGAGATATTTGGGTTCTCATACCACGCATCCGTAACGGCAGACAGAATCTTGCCGATGAGCGGGCCTTTTGGAATGCCCATCATTTGCAAGTCGTTTCCGTTGATAGGAAGCGTTGGCTTTGATACTTGAATGTCGAGGTTCTTGAGACGACGACGCACATGTTCAATCTGGTTTGGCATGGCGGATGCATCCGCATGAGCGATGTTGTCGGCGTGAATCACGTCGAGCAAATTCTCCAAGTTATTCCCAAGTTCAATCTTGAACTTGCGAAGCGACTTGTCGGACAACTTGACCGCATCATCCCCACCATGCTTCAAACGCATGTGGTTAGCCACACCCGCCTTGACAGCGTTGATGATGTCCGTAGGATACTTCAAATCACGAAGCACACGGTCAACAATGTCAGCACCAGCCTGTTCATGTCCATAGAAATGCACACCCGTTGGTGTTTCGGAACGAGTTGCAACCTTGCCAATGTCATGGAACAACGCCATCAGGCGTTGCACCAACTCAGGCTTCGTGTTTGTGAGCACTTCAAGCGTGTGGTCGAATACATCGTGTGTATGGTGAACATTTTGAGCCATACCGATGGCTTGTTGCAATTCGGCAGCAATGTGTGGCAACAGCCCAACGTCTTTCAGCAAACGAATGCCTCGGACGGGGTTCTTGGACAAAAGAATCTTGTTCAACTCGTCACGGACACGTTCTTTTGACGTGTTACCGAGACGGTGAAGGTTGTTCTTGATGCCTTCAATGACTTCGGGAGCAATCTGGAAATTGAATTGCGTTGCGAAGCGAACTGCACGGAACATGCGGAGGGCGTCGTCCGTGTAAATCACGTTGGGGTCAATGGGCGTGCGAACCAGCCCAGCCTTCAAATCGGCCATTCCCTTTCCCGTAGGGTCGAGAATCTTACCAGATGACACATCTTTATACAAAGCATTGAATGTCAAGTCACGACGACTTGCATCCACTTCAATGTAAGGCGTGTATTGAACGACTGGCTTGCGGCTGTTTGGGTCGTGGTATTGCTCTTTACGGAACATGACTGCATCCACATTTTGAGCGGAGAAATCAATACCGTTCCAAACCACACCTTCCAAACGAAGATTGGCTGTGCCGAACGTCGGGTAAATGACGGGGTTGGTCTTTTCCTTAAAGATGCCAAGCTTCTTGCCGAGCCATTCGGTGAATTCGACGCCGCCTTGGAACTTTCCAACAACAATGTCAGCATCCTTGGGTGGTTTGCCCAAGAGTTCGTCACGGACAAAGCCGCCTACGAGGAAGACTTTACCTTCCCATTCAGTGCCTTTGATTTGTTCCCGAAGAAATGCTTCGAGGTCTTTTGGTGTTGCGGCTTTTGATTCCATAATCTGTAACTTATTTTCGTCCACTCCATACCCGCCCTTTGTCGGATACATGTTAGACTTTGGCTCTGGCTTTTCTTTTGTCCAATCCAAATTCTTGTGATGTTTGACTTCATATCCCATTCTTTCGAGATAGTTAGTCACATCTACTCTTGACTCGTCATCGGGTGGAAAATTCCACCAGAACACAGCTTTGACATCGGCGTTGTAAACCCAGCGATTCCAACCCATGTCTGGCGAATGACCACCGACATTTTTCTTTGCTACAATCCTACCAGTGCTCCAAATGCCACCATAAACGATGTCAGATTTTTCTGGTTTTTCTTGCTTTGGATTGAAAGAGAAAATCTCAGTCAATGGCTTGCGAACAAAATCACCCCGAGAGTTTACATGTCTCAAGACAGGGTATCCTTTCTTTTTCAAGAAATCTTCGACGGCAACATAGTTGTCCGTGTCAGTTGATGGCACCCACCAACTTACCGATTGCGAATATGGCCAGTATGAGAATCGGTTGTGACTGTTACCAAATCCGAACTCATCATGCATCCGCTCTCCGTCTTGAGGAAGTGGAAGATGAACTTTCCCATACGCATCCACCATTCCTACCCATCTTTCTGTCGGGCTAAACCCTTCATTTAATCCAACTCGGCGCAATTGCGATTGCCAAGACAAATCCGTGCCCTTGGCAGGCTCATCCAATTTAGCGAGCCATATTCTACTCCATTCCTTCGATTTGTCAACGTCAAACCCTGTATAGTCATCCTTGACCCACAACCACTTATGATGCCAGATGCTATCTGAGTGTCCTTCTCGGGGCGGGGCTGTCCCATCTAATGATACGACCACGTAATCTCCGACATGTGGTTCGGATGCGGTATCGAAATCGGGAGCTTCATCAAAGCGAACGATTTTCCGCTTTGCATCAACCATGATGGTGTTGTAGTTAAACTCGGGCTTGGCACGAGTCATTATGGCTTCGGCCTTTTGCAAAATCGCTGCGGGAATGACTTCATCGGCATACAATTTATGCACGTAAACACTGCTGCCGACTTGTTTGCCGACATTTCCCCGATAACGACGAATAGCCGAACCTTGTTTGGTTCGGAGCGTCGTCTCATAGAATTGCGTGTATTGCGTCATACGTCTTGTGGATGTCTCACATTGATGATTGGAACATTGAACTCCTTGGAGAACCGTTCCAACACATGCTTCACCCACGCCATTCCTGACATGGTGTAACTACCGGGGTTCAACCGACCCTTCTTTTCTTTCATGAACTCAAAAAACTTCCGTAACAATTCCTTGGAATATCCCTTATCACGAAACTCTGGCTTGGTTTGAATCATCAACAAATGGAAAACGTTAGATGTCTTGTCATGACCAAATGCGAGATAGCCATATGGCGTAACCCATTTGTAACCATGCGTGCTAATATCAATCAGCCCTTGAGGTTGAACCTCGTAGGACTCTTTTAGAGATTTCAAATACCTATTGGCAAAGACTTTATTGCGTCCAAGCTCAACCCGATTACCATTAACTTTGACCGTGCGTTTATATTCTTTTCCGGCTTCTTCCCAATTTTTGTTCAAGACTGCTCGCACAAATTTCGGAAATCCAGTTAGAGTCCCCAAATTAAACGCATAGTCTGTGAGTATTTCTTCTTGGGTATCGTCTAACACAATTTGTACACCAAACATCTTCTTTATGTCGTCGTGGGCCTTTTTCTTTGCCAATTGCAAATCCAACACCAACAACTTTTCAATTGTTCGGTCGTCCACACCTTTTATGAATTTTTTCAACTCGGACTTGCTCTTAATCTTGTGTCCGTATCCTATAGTTGGCATACCGCCTTCGGGTGATTTGTGCGGATACCATTTTCCTTTCTTAAACCCAGACTTTCCCGAGTTTTCCACGGACTTGATGTAGTTGACAAAATCCTGAGAAAAAGAATTCGTCGAGTGATGTATGGCAGGTGGAGTATCCATTTCTGAAAGGGTGTTTTTTGCTTTTTTGGACTTTATCAAGTCTATCACCCTTTTTATCTTATGTCCATCATTTTTAATGAGTTCTTCCATTCCGAAATGCAATGGCTCTGGCCATTGACCATATTCAACCCATACCGAACCTTCGTTTTCCCAATTGAGTTGTGGGGCGAATTCAAACGGAACGATAACCAAATAGTTATGATAGGAAAACTCTCCGTCTCGGTAAACGTAAAGTGGGTGGATTTTATAGCGACCAGTGAATCCTGTTTCTTCTTCAACTTCACGTTCGACGGCATCCTTGGGAGTTTCCCCAGCATCTACCTTGCCGCCCCATGTTCCCCATGTTTCTGGTTCGTAGTCAACTTGGTTGCTTCGATGCGCCAGAAGAATGCGTCCAGTATCACGAGCAATAAAAATACAACCAGCCGCTTCACTTCCCCAATACTCTCGGGTTCCTTGGTCTGCATCTAAGAAATCGTCTTGGTTTGGTTCAAATGGCATAATGGTACGTTACCCCACAAAGGCAGGGTATGGGACATAAATAAATATCGGCGTTTCTCCGCATCAATGCGATTGGTTTCTATATTTATTGGGAGACACTTGTGGCTCACAAGACACTTTTTATATGGCAACGATTGACCAAGATAGAGTAAGATTCCCCGGAAGCGGTTCATCTGTCCCCCAAGGGACAGCGTTCCACACGTATGACACTGACCCCGTGTTTGTTTCCGACTGTTACAACGCTATGATTTGGGCGGCAAGCCGTTTGGGTTATCCCGTTGTTGATGTTGAAATGGTTGATGGTCAGTTCTACAAGGCATTTGAAGAAGCCGTGAACGTTTACAGTGGAAAGGTGAACGAGTTCAACATGATTAACAACATGTTCGCTCTTCAAGGCCAACGCATTGATTCTATTGGCAATCTCACAAACCGTGTCATCACTGGCACTGGTCTTCCTTTCTTGACTCAATTGGCTCAAGATTACGGCACGGAAGCAGGCACAGGTGGAAAAGTAGATTGGAAGAAGGCATTTGTTCAGGCTCGTTCTGGTGTGCAAGATTACGACCTTCAAGCGTTGGTTGGTGATGTCTCGGAAAGTTGCTCTCGAATTACCATTCGTCGTATTTTCCATGACCGCCCACCAGCCTCGGCACGTATCTACGACCCATTTTCTATGACAGGAATGAGCTATTCCAACGTTCTCAACGAACTTGGTTTCGGAGCATATTCTCCTGCCGTTCAATTTTTGATGACACCAATCTTTGAAGATTTGCTGCGTATGCAAGCAATCGAATTCAATGATATGGTGCGTAAGAGTCAATACTCTTTCCAGTTGATTAACAACAAGTTGCGCTTGTTTCCTATTCCAACCTACGATTACAAGGTGTGGTTTGAATATACGAACGACAACCAAGTGTTTGAAAGTGGTTCGATGAGTCAGTCGGGGTCAAAAGTCATTTCCGACTTTGCCAACATCCCTTACAAGACTCACATTTACTCTGACATCAACGATGCTGGAAAGCAATGGATTCGCAACTATTTCTTGGCAAACTGTAAGGAAATTCTCGGAGCAATTCGTCAGAAGTATCAGACGATTCCAATTCCGGGCGGCGAAGTCACCTTGGATGGTGCAGAACTTCGTTCAGAAGCTCAACAAGAAAAGCAACGCTTACTCGATAGTTTGCGTGAAATGCTTGAAGCTGCTGGTAAGTTCAACCAGATGGAAAAACAAGCACAGATGTCCCAACAACTCCAAGACTCATTGAAGGGTGTTCCTTTGATGATATACATCGGATAACTTTATGATTAACCTAAAAAAACTGCTCACGGAAAACACCGTTGCCGCCAAACCACAACTGACCGAATCTGACCACGTTCACAACGGTCTGCATAAGGTTTTCGGTGCAGGCGACCCTGAAATTTCAGTCCGTCGTTGCGAAAACGTTGGTCTTGGATACATCAAGAACATCAGCGAAGCAATTAAGATTGCCAACGTTGAAGCTCAAAAGGTCGCCAAGATTTACGGCTATCGTTTGGATGAAGCCAAGGCAAAGTTTATCAAGGAAGACAACGACTTTACCAAGCTTGATGCTCAATCTCCTGAAAGTGCTCAGGCAAAGGTGACGCCAGACGAGCAGCCACATGATGAAACCAACATGGACGAGCCAGAAGAAAAGGCAGAAGTCCGCATTGGTAACGAAATTTTGAACTTGACTGCCAAACTGAGAACCGCTGTGGAAGCAGACCACGAGGCACAGTCCGCAGTTACGCAGATTCAAGCATTGGCTAAGGAATTGCTTTCGATTCACGGCCAATCCGATAAGAAGCCATATGCAGGCCCACCCATCTTTACTGGTGGTGGACATGGAGGACTCTAATCATGGGACTCAAAGGTAGATTTTTTTCGGTTCGAGATATGAACCTGTTTCACTCGCTTAATGGCGAGTTGATGGGTGATATTATCCAGACCGAAGTCACCTTGTTCAAGATTTGTGCGGACGTAACGCAGACGAATATCTACGGTGAAAGCAAATCCACTGTGGGCAAGCAATACTTTCCCGGCGTTGAAATTACTGCACTTATTGACCGTGCTGCTATTGCGACAGACGCCGAAGATTTTGGCCCTGACCGTAAGCAGAACGTTGTGTTCAAGTTCCGTGAAAAGATGCTCAAAGAAATCAATTTCTATCCTCAAACTGGTGATTTGGTATTGTTTAACGAACGTTATCATGAAATTGATACCGTGGAACAAGAACAGCTTTTGGGCGGTGTGGATGACAAGTCATGGAGCATCATCGTGAACACGCATTACAGCCGTCTCAGTAAGGTTGATTTGGTGCAAAGACAATCCTAATCTATGCCAAGTTGGAAAGGTAACAATAACAATCCAGTTCCGAACGATGTAAGAGAAAGTGACGCTCGTTCAGAGAAGCCTATTGCCTCGAACCGAGCAGAACAAGTGCGGAGAGATACTGACCGCCAACGGAACTTCACGATTGACCTTTACGACATTGACGAGACAATTCTCGAACACCTTAAGACACTTCAGCTTGAAGTAACTGATGCTGGCAAGAAAATCGTTGTCCCAACCTTTTTTGGTTCTCCTGAACAATGGACATCGGCTCAACGTGATGGCTACATTCGTGATAACCAAGGCAAGTTGATTTTGCCAGCTATCATCCTGAAACGCACTACATCAGAAGACGACCAATCCCTGAAGTTCTTCAACCGTTACCTCAATTCTGCGGCCATCAAGCTGTATTCGTCCAAGAACAAATACACTCAATTTTCTCTGCTTTCAGGTCAAAATGCTCCTGTCAACGAGATATATCGAATCGTTGTTCCCGACCACGTTGTTTTAACATATCACTTCATCATTTGGACTGAATATGTTGAACAAATGAATGACCTTGTATTGAAGCTGAAGTTCAACACCAACGACTATTGGGGAAGTAAAAAAGGATTCCGCTTCCGTGTTAAGTCTGAAACTTTTTCTCATACCGTTGAAGTGAAGACTGGTGAAGACCGTATGGTTCGCACTGAGTTTGATTTGACCACACACGGCTATGTGTTGCCAGACACGATGGTTAAGTTGGATGACCACGAAACGACGGTGAAGAAGATGTTCACGCCCAAGAAAGTCATCATGGGAGCAGAAGTGGTTGGAACAGGATTCAATATGCTGTCGTTGGATAAAAACAAAGAAAAATGGCGCAATCCAAACTTTCCAAATTTGCAGAAGGATGTTGTCATTCCAGCACCACCAATCACGGTATCTGATGACATTACTGACAATTCAATTGTCTCTCAAATCAGTCAGGCGATGAAGGCAACTACTTCTACGAAATTACCCGTCACTCTGCCCGACGCCATTGCCGCAAACCCAAGTTTGAGAATCGTATCAATTCCATCTGGTCCAAACGCACTAGGAACTCCCGGGGATGTTTCATATGATGAAAACTATTTTTACATCTATGCAGATGGTGCTTGGCGCAGCGTTCCAATCTCTGAGTTGGCTTAATATATGATTAACTACAACGTAAAAGACATTGCATTGCAGCGTAAAAAGACTCATGGGTTTGAAGAGTATCGGCTTGCTATGTCTCCGAACTCAGTAATTGTAAGTGATGCTGCCAACAATCTATCAATGGTTGATACGGCGTCTTTTTTTGTATCGTCATCAACTACCCTATCTTCGTCATATGCATCTACTGCAAGCTATCTTGTTGGTGGACAGTCTCTATCGTCGTCTTGGGCGTCTCAATCACTTAGTTCTTCATATTCTTATTTATCGGAGCAGTCAATTTCGGCTTCATATGCACCATTCACTCAAGAGGTTCAGACATCGGCTTCTTGGGCATCACAATCTTTAAGTTCATCATATTCTTATTTATCGGAGCAGTCAATTTCGGCTTCATATGCACCATTCATTCAAGAGGTTCAGACATCGGCTTCTTGGGCATCACAATCTTTAAGTTCATCATACTCTTATTTGTCGGAGCAATCAATTTCAGCATCATATGCACCATTCATTCAAGAGGTTCAGGTATCATCGTCGTGGGCATCTCAATCTTTAAGTTCATCATATTCTCAGACAGCAACTTTGACTGTTACATCTTCTTACTCAACTAATGCGGAAGTGGCATATAGTGTAAATTTTGTTCCGGTTACAGCAATATCAGCATCATGGATTTCTGCTTCGGCTATTGGAACGCCAGCGGCAGCAAACTCGGCATCGTATGCTTCAGCATCAACTGTGGCATCAAGTATTAACTTTGTTCCAACGAATACCATTAGTGCATCGTGGGTTTCTGCATCTACTCACATCATAACGGCTGACACAGCAAGCTATATTTCTCCATTATTGGTCGGAACACCCGCAGCAGCGACTAGCGCATCCTTCGCATCGGCTTCAGCGGTTGCATATTCAATCAATTTTGTTCCGGTAAGTGCTGCAAGTGCATCTTGGATCAGTGCATCCGCAATAGGAACACCATCTTCGGCTACAAGTGCATCATATGCTTCTGCATCAGTAAGTGCATCATATGTTAGTGGTTCAAACTCAGTTCTTGGAACGTTGCTTTTAAGCCCATCGCCATCTAGTAGTGCGTTGGTTATTTCTCAGTCTCTACCAATATCACAATCATTTCCACCCATCATAAACATGGTATCTGTGTGGAGTGGTTCATCATCACAGGTATTCACAGGCATCAAATACAACGTGATTGATAGTGGAAGTGCGTCAACCAGTAGTTTAATAGATTTACAATCACAGGGTTTAAGTAAGTTTAGGGTTGATAAATTGGGTAATGTTTATGTATCTCCATCGTCCACTATCCTTTCTACTGGAAACAATTTATCGGTTGGCTCGAATCTACAACTATTTTTTTCCTTGGGAGGCTCAAACTATTACACAGTCAATACATCTGGAATTTTTCCCGGGGTTGCCGGACTTACGCTTGGAGATATTACTCGTCCATATAGAGAATTATGGTTGGGAAGTGGTCCGAGTTTAGCCAGCGGACCAACAGTTTTGACTTCAGATGCAACGAGTTCCTTGGCATTGCGGAACGGAGGAACATTATCTGTTCCTGCATCTCAATCATTTCGTATTTACAACTTCTACTCTTCTTCGGGAGCCGATTTTGAAAGAGCCAACCATTATTGGAGTGGTAGTACATATTACATTGCGACCGAGTATTCTGGTTCAGGTCAACCTCGTAACATCGTATTTCAAACTTCGGGTTCAAACCGAATGTTGATTACCTCTTCGGGAAGTGTCTTGGTGGGTTCAGGTTCAATCCCAAATACGACCAACCCGTTTCAAGTTCACGTCTCAAATACCTCTCCGTCATTTTGGGTGGACACAAGCGGACACTCAAGAATGTCCCAAGGCCGCAGATTTTACGTGGATGGAACAGGTGCGTTATCTTGTATTTACTACACCAACAGCAACCTAATTTTCCAACAAAACGGCAACACGGATATGATGTCGTTGGACAAGAGCGGGTCGTTGTGGCTTGGAACCAACGTGGTTGCCGGAACTCCGTTCAACAAACTTAACGTTCAGGGAAACATCTCATGTTCTGTTATTACGGCCTCGGCCTACAGTTCAATCACAAGTTCAATAACTCCTGCCAATTCTTCGTCCATCGCAGCATGGCTTCCAGTATTTGCTAACGGCCAAACGTTTTACATGCCGCTCTATCAATAATAAAGGGCAAACTGCCCCACAAAATACATTCATATCTCATATTTATCTTTGAGACTTATGGCATTTCCCGATACACCACACAAGCTGGAAGCGGTTTTTATCCAGCGAGATACAACGAATAGCAGATATGACCAGATTAACATATCGGCATCGAATGCTATCGTGTACTTGGATGAAGACGGAAAAATTCAGGTTGATAAAGTAAATGTTTGGGCGGCGAAATATGGTATTTCGTCTGCTTCGGGTAGTGCAGCTACAGCGTCGTGGGCATCCCAATCACTTTTTGCATTCACAGCATCATTTGCGACGAGTTCCATTTCGGCTTCATATGCTTTAACAGCGTCCTATGCGATAAGTGCGTCACACGCACCCGTAGCAAATACGGCATCCTACTTTTCGGGGTCAACTATAACCGCCTCGGCAATTCTCGTTAAAGATATTTTGCCGTTAGGTAGTTCAATTGGTTCACCGTCTCAAAAATTTTCAACGGTCTATGCCGATAACATATATGGCACTGCATCCATTGCTGTCAGTGCTTCATATGCTCCCGGTGCGCCGTCAATCAGTGCTTCATATGCTTTAACTGCTTCATATGCATTAAATGGTGGAAATGGAGGAAGTGGAACTGGTTCGGCATCAACGGCAAGCATTGGACTGGTATCTCTTGATTCAAATATGGCGACGAAAGTTCCATTTTTTAGTCAAGACAATTCTCTATCGGCATCAAAAGTTTCGGTGACAAATGGATTGACCGTAAACGTTTATACTGATTCCCATACCGCACCGCCAATGGAACGGGTGTTGTATATCGGTCGTGACGGAAACGTGAATACTTGGGCAGCGATGGGGTTCTATAACGATGCTGGTGGAACCAATGCAAAGTATTGGTTGAACTATGCCGACCAAGTAAACAATCTTGAATGGTCTGCTGTTAGCGATGATTTTTCAATTGTGAGTCCGTGGTTGACGGTAACTCGTTCTGGCTCGGCTATTTCTCAAATCCTTTTCCAAACAGATACTTCAATCAAAGGCAATTTACTTCCATCAACAAACCTGACCCGTTCTTTAGGAACTGCATCATTGCAATGGAAAAATGCATGGATTCAAAACGTATTTGGAACTGCGTCTTTTGCAAACACGGCATCATTCATTACTTCTTCTGCAATCTCAGGCAAGATAACCAACGCAGTTGTGTCGGCATCATTCGCTTCGATGTCAATCAGCGCATCCTATGCGCCATCCGCACCATCAGTTAGTGCGTCCTACGCTGCGACTTCTTCCTATGCTTACAACGCTGGAACGGCAAGTTTGTTGCTTGGTTCGATTGAAAGTGCTTCGTATGCGTTGTCGGCATCCTTTGCTCAGACTGCATCGTTCATTACAACCGCAGCCACAGCATCGTTCGTATCAGCTTCGGCAATTTCGGGAAAAATAACCAATGCGGTAGTGACTGCTTCGTGGGCTTCGGCATCACAGACTGCGGTCACTGCGACAAGTGCTAACACCGCAACCACGGCTACGACTGCTTCGTGGGCGGCAACGGTAACGGCTTCAGGAATCATCGGGAATCCACAAATAGCTTTGTCAGCATCGTGGACTTCCGCCTCACTTTCGTCAAGTTATTCCCAAACAGCATCGTGGGCATTGTCAGCATCTTACGCACCATCCGCACCATCCATCAGTGCATCCTATGCTGAAACCGCCTCATATGCATATCAGGCAGGAACGGCAAGTTTGCTGCTTGGGTCGGTGGAAAGTGCGTCATACGCTTTGACCGCTTCGTTTGCATTTTCGTCATCGAATGCAATATCATCCAGCAATTCATTTTCGTCATCTTATGCGGGAACGGCAAGTTTGCTGCTTGGGTCGGTGGAAAATGCAACTATCGCAGTTTCAGCATCGTTTGCTTCGGCTTCTATTTCTGCAAGCTATGCCTTGAGTTCTTCGGCTACGATTAGTGGCTCATATTCATTCAATGCAGTAAATGCCGAATCGTCATCATATCCTTGGGCGGTATTTTCAGGAAGTCCCGTCCACATTTCAAAACCAGTTGGAATTGGTGTCCAACAAATATCGGCTTCTCGACTTTCAATTCTGGAAACGACAAGTAATCATGTATCTGCCTCAGTTGTTACAATCCACACAACTAGGACAGATACACAAGTAGGAACGTTAGATATTAGAAACTTGGCGTCATCGGCAAACGCAAACGCCCGTTCCGGCATCTTGCTTACGTTGGGGCCGACAGGGAGTCTTGAGGGTGGTAGTATTTTTGTAACTAGAACTGCCACTCCCGCACAAGGTCTGGTTAATGGTTTGAACATTACTCCGAACGCAGCCTCGGCGGACATTGGTATCCGAACTGGTGCGGCATTGAGTGGTTCCGTATCTGGTCCTCAACTGCAAATCAAAGCAAACGGAGCAATTGGTATGGGCGTTGCTACCCCCACCAATGCTCGTTTACATATCGGTGGAACAGAATTGGCATTCTACAACGCCACCATTCGTTTGACCAATGGTTCTGCTGGTGGTGCTGACGTTTACATGGCTGCAACCGACGATGCGTGGGGAGGTTCGGTTACTGGAAAATTCTTGATTGGAACGGGCGACCCTTCGTCGGGAACTCCTATTCTTCAACTTTTCCCAACCTCGGCAAGCGTTGGTATTGGTATTGCAAACAATCTTCAGCCTCAAGCTAAACTCCATGTCCAAGGAAATATCAGTGCAAGCTTGGTCACAGCATCTTTGGCGGGAACGGCAAGTTGGGCAAACAATGCTCTCACTTCAAATACGGCCTCTTTTGTTTTAACAGCATCGTTTGCATTCCAAGCAACCAGTGCATCATGGGCACCCTCGGCTGCATCAGATATAGCAGTCTCAGCGTCTTGGGCGTCTCAATCATTAAGTTCATCATATGCCACTACTGCATCGTATAGTATCAGTTCGTCGGCAAGTAACACTGCCTCGTTCGCTTTCTCAGCATCATATGCCCCCGGTGCTCCTGCTATCACAGCATCGTTTGCAATTACTGCTTCATATGCGTTGAATGCCTCGGGGCAAAATGCAGCAAGTTCGAGAGCAATGGTTTTGTGTGCAGGTTTCACACCATATTTGACTGGTGCTGACGTGGCCGAAATTCCAGTTCCATATTCAAGCGATGGAACAACACCGTTATCATGGTCCGTCAACCGTGTCAATTTGAGAGTTCAACTCTCAGGCAGTACGACTTCATCCGTAACGATACAGAAATCATCAGATGCAACTGTTTTCAATCCCGTCTTTGTTACATCAATGAGTTTGAATTCAAGTTCTTACCAAACCTACACGGGGTCATTGGTTGGTGTAGTGAGTGGCGACAAACTCCGTTTCTTCGTGAATACCATAGGAACCGCACAGTATTGGACAATTACTACCGAAATCACATCGTTATAATAAAGGAAATTTCCATCGGTTTCACTATGTAATGTTATGGCAGCGAGTCAATTCAAAGTTTATGATTGGGGCGACCCCGGAGCACCGACATTAGATGGAACATCTGGTTCTCTCATTCGTGTTTTGGAAGGATGTCTCGTCAATGGTTATGGCACAAAAACCCCTGTGGGATGGACACAGCCCATTCCAACCATTTCAGCAAGTTGGGGTTACATGGCATGTTTCAAACAACCTTCGGGGTCGGGATGCACGTTGATGATTAACGATGGTGCCCCTACCGGTAGTTTGAGTGGTAGCGGTGTTCCCGTCGGAAGTCAAATTTACGGAACAATGGAAGCATGGGCAACGGGCTGGGAAACTCTTCTTGGGTTTACTGGTTCTGCCACAGGTAACACTGGTAGTGGTCAAATTGGAACAGGTAGTGGTCAGTTTCCCCTACCCAGCATGACAGGATTGGGTGATGGGCTTGATACATCTGGTTCGGTTGAATGGTTGAAAGCCGCAAATCTTGGAAGTCGTCAGCAGAGACCGTGGAGAATTTATGCGGACGCATACACAATGTATTTTTTTGTAGGTCATGGCACAGTTGATGAGTTTGCCTATTCTCTTTATGGGTTTGGTGACATTTACTCGTTCAAACCTACTTCCGACAGATACAAGTGTATGATTATGGGAAGAATACGGCGTATTGTTGCCACCACTCCACAATTTGACACCAGTGATTTCTTTGTATCAATCACTGCCACAGGAATTGCTCCTGTATTTTTTCAACGCTCGTTCACGGGTATCCCGGGAGCTATAGCGGGTAATAAAATTGGAAGTTCTAACTTTTGTAATATGGCACTTGGTTCTACCAACTATTCTCCGATGGTTGGAATAGTAAGAAGCACCGGACAAAACGAAAATATATGTCCAATCACGCCGATATTAACAACCGATGGAACTACTGCTATCCGAGGAAAGTTTCGTGGACTGTGGTTTCCAAGCCATCACTCTACAACTTTGCTTGATGGTCAGATTATTTCTGGAAGTAATCATAACAACGGACGAATTTTCCAAGTTATCCGCCGTGGCCCTGCAAACGGAATATGGGCGATGGAAATTTCAAACACAATTGAAACGAACGACAACTAAAATATGACATCACAGTTTACAATATATTCGGCATCGGACCCTGCTGCACCACAACTAAATGGATTGTCGGGTTCTTTAATTGATGTTCTCAATGGTTGTCTATACACTGGTTATGGGACAAAAACTCCATTGAAATGGCTTAAGCCAATTCCCGACGACCCTGTGTATGATGTTGCATGTTGGCAGCAACCCTCGGGGTCTGGTCTTATTCTTCATATCAACGATACGGGACCGTTTTCTTCTTCTGTTGCGTGGACTCAAGAAGCATGGGCAACTGGATATGAATCTATTTTGGGACTTACTGGAAGTTTTCCAAACGGAACTGGTTTTGGTCAGTTTCCATACCCCGGCCAAACTGGACTTTCAAACTTTCCATCTTCAACTTCGGGGTCGGTAATTTGGAGGAAGAGCGACATTCGTTCAAACGCATCCCGCCATTGGATTTTGTTTGGGGATGCATATGGATTCTACCTTTTCGTCGCACATAACCAAACGCAGTATTCTCTATACACATTTGGTGATATATTCTCATTCAAACCCGGAAGAGATGCATACAAATGTGTTTTAAGCGGAAGAATTCAAAGTTCCAACGCAAACAGCATTACGATTGACCAATCCGATTACGTATTTCAACCCGACTTTGGAACTTATCCAATGTATGCTGCTCGGTCATCTGGTGGTGGAGGACGCTCAATTCGTATGGTCAAAAATGGGGATGCAGGTAAATGTAGTATGGCATCAGGAGTTCAATACGTTCTGATGGCTGGATTGATTCCCGCACCAAATGCGGTTGATGGTGCGATTTATATGAGTCCATTGTGGGCATGTGAAGTTGATAGCTCGTCTTTGCGTGGACGCTTCCGTGGGCTATGGTTTCCAACTCATTTAGTTTCAAACTTTGGAGACGGTCAAACGTTTTCTGGAACAGGTGAACTTTCGGGAAAAACATTCATGATAATAAGCCCCGGAGTAAACAGCGGGCACTTTGCAGTTGAAATTTCAAACACCGTTGAAACCAACGATAACTAACATATGGCACAATTCACAATTTATCAATCAACCGACTCGGGCGCACCAACATTGACTGGTTTGACTGGTTCTTTGCTTACGGTTTTGGATGCCATCCTTGTCAATGGATATGGAACCCAGCCGGGGGCTGGGTGGCTAAAACCTATGGCAAATACCAGTAGTTACGGTATCTATCAATTGCCATCTGGCTCAACTGGTCATTATTTATTCGTTGATGATGCTGGTTCTGGAAGTGCATTGGGTACGGAAGCTCGTCTGCAAGGATGGGACAGCATTACTACATTCGATAACGGTGCAGTGACAGGAAGCAATCAATTTCCAACATTGGCACAACTGGCTATCGGACGTGGCTCTGTTATTGCGAGAAAAAGCACTGCTCCAACTGCTGTAGCAAGAACGTGGATTGCGTTTGCAGATAGTCGGTCGTTGTATTTCAATGTTCTAACGGGCGATGTTGCCAACAACTATTTTTCGTTTATGTTTGGCGAGTTCTTTTCAATCAAATCTGGTTCTGTAGATACTGGTAGAACTATGATTGCAGGAAGAAGCGTTGCAAGTAGTTCTCTGGCGGCGACAGAAAAGCTTGATACGTTAAGTTACACGATTACAACGGCAGTAGCAGGGAATTTTGCGGCACATGCTTTTGGTGGTGGTGGTTCCTCAATTACATTGAATAAACATGGTGATGCAGGGAAAAGTAACTCTGCAACGTCGCTATTGGGAACTGTTCAGTATTTCAATTCTGCGGATTCTGGTCTTTACATATCACCTGTTTGGGTTGTAGATAATGCAACTTCAACTGTAAGAGGAAGAATGCGGGGATTCCACCAATTCTTACATGCAATTTCAAACGTTTCAGATGGACAAGTGTTTACTGGTTCTGGTGAGTTTGCAGGACGAAATTTCCAAGTTGTAAAACAAACCGGAAACTCTGGTGTCTATTTCATGGAGACTACCAATACATTGGAAACAAATTGATATGGCTATCACCAAAGGACTATTAACAAAAAAAGCAGTGGACTTAATTCCAAACTCATATGCTTTGAATCCAAGTGGTAGTTCTGCTCCGGTATTACGTGGTATTGCAACAAATGCGCCATCATCAATGGAAGGGGATGATTCGTCAGGCATAAGAAACTACGTCTATGGATTGTCAAAAGAACTAAGTGAGGGGAGTCCGTCTGCACCGTGTATTAGACTTGAATATCCTTCGTTTTGGAGATTTCGCTGGGTGGTAAAGCCCGGGCAACGTCAAATTTCAGTTCGGGTAAAACAAGTGAAAGCATTCACGGGGCAGCGTCCGATATTGACTGTCAAAGCCAATTCAAACGTTGGATTAACTACTGACCAAGTAGCGGTCGCACCTAATGGGACGGATTGGGTAGTAGTTGGGCCTATCATTTTTACAGCAACGGGAACAGATATGGTTTATGTTGAAGTTGAAAATCGGCTTCAGATGACCAATGGGCCTTTGTTTATTGACCGAATAGTAGCAACATGATAATTCCACACGAACTTTTAGTATGGTATTTGGATGCTCCCGTAGTATGTATAGGCACTGATTTCGAGATTGATACCCGTAATCAGTTGTCACTTAGCGGGTCAATGCACGATATTGATGAGAGCTATGCTCTCGACCGTCGGCGTGCCGACATTTTTTAACCACAAAGGAAAGTTATGAGCGAAGCAGTAAAGATAGACGAAAACATCATTGCAGAAATCAAGATGTTGCAATCCAAGTTTCAAGAAAGCATCTACAAGATGGGCAACCTCCACGTCGAAAAAATGGAGTTGGACCGTCTGGTGAACGAGTTCGTTGAAAAGGAAAAGAAAATCAACGAAGAGTGGACAAGCCTTCAAAAACTCGAACAAGGTCTCATGGACAAGATTGTTCAAAAGTATGGTGAAGGAAACTTGAACATGGCTGATGGAACTTTTGTTCCCGCAGCACCCCCAAAGTAATGTATGACGCCGGAAGAGTTCATCTTCGAGTATCTTGAGGCCGACCAAGATACGGGTGCTGGGTCGTATGAGAAGATGATTTCCGAAATTCATACACTTGATTGGGAAAAAGTCAAGCCTCACATTCTGAAACTTCGTTACTTCTACTTTCTGAAGACATCCTACTGGATGATTATCTCGTCAGAAGTAAAGCGGAGAAGTAAGTGGAAGTGCAATTCCTGTTTCGGTAGAGTTGGTCTTCAAGTTCACCATGAAACCGAGGGCGATGCCAACCACGGGCAAGAACATCTTCTTTTGCTGGGCGGTCTTATTCGTGGGCTTCGTTGTGTTTGTGAAAAGTGTCATGAAAAAGAACACGGCCCTGCAATCAAAGTGAAAGATGCAGAAAAGAAACGGCAGAAGAATCTTCGCAAAGAAAACATTCTCAACCAACTTCCTTATTACCCCGGTCGGATTCCCGAAGAAAGCATCAGCGGTTCATCGTTTGTGTTGACTCGAAAGTTATTGGAAGAACTTGAGCACGAACGGAAAATCATGATAGAGCGGAAGCTTTATGATGGTTGGAAAATTCATCGTCTATAAAAAAGAAACGCTCCCCCGAGGGAGCGTTTCAGTTGAAGAGTAGAGCGGTGGCAGTCAAAAACAATGAACATTGTTATATTCCAACCGCCGTTCTCCTATGCGTAACTTCTTGGTTGATGAGAACCAACCAAATATAAATAGTATCTAAAACCGGAAATCTTTTAAGTTGACTAAATAAACAAATAGTTTATTTTGACAAACATATCTGATATTTATCAACATGACAAAAGAAGAACGGTCGGCTTACAACAAGGCATATAACGAAAAGAACAAAGAGAAAATTCTCCTTCGCAAAAAACAGTTCTATCAATCCAACAAAAAACGTCTTACCAAAGTTCAAACTGAATATAATAAAGCACACTATGCTGAAATGCGGGAATATCAGAGAACATACTACCGACTAAAATGCTATGGTATAGACAAAGCAACATTCGATAAAATGTTGCATGATCAACAGGGAAAATGTGTTATATGTGAAGTATTGTTTGATTTGAATAGTAAAGTGACCAGTCCACATGTTGACCATAACCATGCCACAGGCAAAGTAAGGTCGCTTCTCTGCCACAAATGTAATTTGGGATTGGGGAACTTTTTAGAGAGACCAGATTCTCTCATCAAAGCGGCGGAATACCTTAAGTATCATGCTTGATAGATTTTTTGTCTTTCAAAAAATCGAAGCATATTTATAGTTAAGTCAAATCCATGAACCAATCGAAGGATACAATTTATGCCAATCACTGAAGGTGGAAGATTTACCCCCAATGACCGCATCGTAAGCCCGGGTGTATTCACCCGTGAAAATGACCTATCTGGTATCGCTCAAGGCGTTGCCGACATCGGAGGCGTGGTATTAGCCCCGTTTGCAAAAGGTCCGGGTTTCTCACCAACACTTGTTCGCAGTGTTTCAGAACTTGAAAGCAAGTTCGGAACTGCTGACGGAACTCTCTATGGTCCATACACGGCCAAGCAATACATTCAAGAAAAAGGATTTGTCACGGTCTGTCGTGTCGGTGCTTTGACTGGTTATCACCAGAAGTATCCTTGGGTCATTTGGGCAGAAAAGGGAACGTGGATTCGTCAACAAGACTCAGCATCAATTGTTGCTGGTTCTTCTACGTTGAGCCAAACTGGTTTGACTTGGGTAACTGCTGGTCAACAGACCAGTGCTTCCGTAAGTTCCTACACTGGTTCTGTGACTTTGGTCAGCCAATCCGTCACCCTTGGTCTCACGGGCAGCACTCTTTACAACAACACAACTGTTGTTGGCACGATTAGCGGTAAGTTCAGCTTCACTGGTTCATTGAACCTTTCGACTGCTTCTGCAACCTCGGCTTCTATCTTGGAAGCAATCTTCGATGCAGGATATTTCACTGGCTCACTTGCTGGTGCAACTTTCTTGAGCAGCCAAACCCCATTCGATGCCGCATTCTTGACGAATGCATGGCACTTGACTGGTGTTAGCCAATCCGTTGATTCTTGCAACAATCTCACCTTGAATGTTTCGGGTGATATTTCGGGAAGCATCGGTAACTACAACGGCAACTTCGTCAGTGGTTCTGGCACATTCGACCCTTGCACGGGAACGTGGACAATGGGTGGAACGGAATACAAGATTCTCGCCGTTCTTGCCGACACGCAAAACGCAACCATCAATTCTGATTTGGAAGCACCCGGCTTCTATGGTTCAACCCAATCCTATGCTCCTTCGCCTTCTGGAAGCGATTCTGTTGGTGTGGCATTCGACTTGGCTTTGAGCGCATCTGAAAATGGTGGCTACGGCATTTACAACTTCTCACTTGACCCAAACAGCGTCAAGTATATCACCAACGTATTCGGTGCTGATGCACAAGCTGGCGACCCTGACACGTATGTTGCAGGAACCAAGCGTGAAGCAGCATACCTTTACAAAGTGTTTGAAGACGACATTGCAACGGTCTCTGGAAATTCTTCGCAATGGAGAATCAACGGAACGGCAATGCCATCAGGCTCATGGACTGGTGAACCTCTCAAGTTTGTTGACCAATGGTCATTGGACTTGCTGAATGGTGACTCGGCCTATGGTCTTACCAACGCTTACACTCCTTGGGTTGTTTCCCAAAAGGTCTCTCCTTGGAATGGTGGAACTTCGACTCGTTTCCCATTGTTCCGTCTCTTGACGTTGAGCGATGGCACGAACCAGAATACCTCGTTCAAGATTGAAATCTCCCAAGTCAAGTTGGCTGGCACGGTTGCTGGCAGCGATTGGGGAACTTTCACCCTCACGGTGCGTGATTACAGCGACACCGACAAGAAGCCAAAGATTTTGGAGCAGTTCAACAACTGTAACCTCGACCCTGACTCTCCAAACTTCGTGGCTCGCAAAATCGGCGACCGCTACAACTACATCCGCTTCGATGGTAAAATCATCGAATTTGGAACGTATGACAATCTCAGCAAGTATATTCGTGTTGAAATGTCATCGAATCCTTGGCCAACCACGGCTGTTCCTTACGGCTTCCAAGCCTACACGGTTCCAGTCAACGGCGCACTTGGTCAGCAATGCAATCCAATTGCATACACCAAGGCATCGGTCTATGGATTGTTCCCCGGCAAGTATCCATCGGGTATTGACTTCGGTGGTGCTCCTGCGGGTGCAGATAGCCAACTCACCGCATTGTATCCAACCTCTTCGGCTGGTGTCGAACATTACAGAGACAATCTGCAATACTTCGCCCCTGTGCCAGATGGTGCTACGGTGGGTAACAACACACTCTTTGCTCTTGATGAAGAAATCACTGCAAATGGTATCGGAACTGGTTCTTACATCAGCGCAAGCAACGTAGTGCCAGCCATCTATGACGCAGCAAATGAAACCACCTACATCAAGATGCGTAAGTTCGTCTTCGGATTCCAAGGTGGATTTGATGGTCAATCGCCAGCTATTCCGCTGAATCTCGGTGCAGACATCACTGCGGGCAACACCCAAGGTTTGAACTGCGCTAACAGCACGACAGCAGGTTCGATTGCATACAATCAATGTATTGGCGCACTCGGAAATGCAGACGAGTTCGACATCAACTTGATTGTAACTCCGGGTATCATCTACTCGTTGCACAGCTACGTCACCAACACGGTGGTTGAAATGTGCGAACGCCGTGGTGATTGCTTCTACATCGCCGACCTCTACCAAGATGATGGCAACCCAACGTCGGGTCAAATTGATGAAGTCGTAAGTTTGGCTTCTGAGTTCGACACGTCCTACGCTGGAACTTACTATCCTTGGATTAAGATTAAGGATACAAACACGAACAAAATCGTGACTGTTCCTCCTTCGGTAGTGATGCCAGCAGTTTACGCAGCCAACGACCGTGTGGCTGGTGAATGGTGGGCAGTAGCAGGTTTGAACCGTGGTGGTATTCCAGTGGCAACACAAGTCACCGACCGCACGACCCACGTTGAGCGTGATACGCTCTATGAAGGCCGTGTCAACCCAATCGCAGCATTCCCCGGTCAGGGTATCTGTGTGTGGGGTCAGAAGACCTTGCAAGTCGAGTCATCGGCTCTTGACCGCATCAACGTCCGTCGTTTGTTGATTGAAATCAAGAAGTTCTTCGCTTCGACTGCACGCTACTTGGTGTTCGAGCAAAACACGGCTGCAACACGCAACAAGTTCTTGGCAATCGTCAACCCTTACTTGGAGAGCGTGCAGCAACGCAGTGGTTTGTATGCCTTCCAAGTCGTAATGGATGACAGCAACAACACGCCTGACTTGGTTGACCGTAACATCCTGTATGGTCAAATCTACTTGAAGCCAACCAAGGCCGCTGAATTCATCGTCTTGGACTTCAACGTTCTGCCAACGGGCGCAACGTTCCCAACGGCCTAAACGGTATAATAATTCAAAAGGGGCGGAAAATTCCGCCCCTTTTTTTATTGCACTTGCAACTTTAACTTATTCAGGATTTCTCTAAGGGTATATTTTTGTTCGAGTTCATTCTGGTCGAAAGTGTTTTCGAGAAGGTTTATCGCTGAAAGTAATTCTGTTTTATGGGCATGTATTGAATTTTCGGTAACTGAATTCCATTCAAGATTGTCTGCTTTATTATCCAGTTTGTTTCGATTTTTATGATTGACAACAGACTTTTTTGAAGGGTTTGGTATAAATGCCAATGCTACTAATCGGTTTACACGATGCGTAGATGGTATTCCTTGTTTGTATAAATGAACTACGGCATACCCTGTTTTCACTATACCTGCCTTAAGTATTCTTTTGGACTTTATTCTCCTAATACGTCCTAAATTTGATACTTCGTATATGGAGTCATATCCATCAATTGCTTTCCATTTTTCTTGTCTCATTGCAATAAATAGGCGTCTCAAACGGAAGGACGCCCTTCTTCTTTTATAGAATGTTGACGGGAAGGTGGTTTTATGCCATATTTATTTACGTATGGACAAAGAATACTTGCAGAACATCGCTGGCTCTCCCCATGTTAATGAAGGTCTCGGAGACCGCATCTTGGCTCGTGGCTCATCTGGCCTCCAAAGAGTGTCTGCCATGACCGGTGGAAACATCGAAGACCTTAACTACAAAAAGGTCAGCACCCTCTTCAACGGATTCATCAAAAAGCTTACTGGCATCCTTAAGGATTTCGCCGAAGGTCCAAACAGCGTTGCCAATCGTCTTGAGCAAATGCGTCCAGCAATTACCCCTGCTCAGAAAGCGTCCATCCAGCAACTTCGTGATTTGTATTCAACTCTTGTTCCAACTGGTTTTCAACAGCATCAGCTTGGACAAAGCGTGCTCAATCCTCGTCAACAAAATCGTTCGGCATTGACTGAAATGTTGAAGGAAGGTATTTTTTCCCGTGACTTGTCATTGAACAAAGCTTTGCAGTCAAACAATCCCGCCACGATTCTTTCGGCCTACACCAACGAAATCAAAAAGGCATATGATTCTTTCATTCGTGATGCCATGAAAGTTACAGGTGCTCCCCGTGATTACGTTAAACGAGTGGTTGGTAATTTTGATAAGAAATGGGCACCAATTTTGAACAAGGTGGAACAAACGATAAATCAACCAGCAGTTCCACCAGTCATTCCTCCGTCTGCCCCGCCAGCCGATGCAAGTGCAGTTCCTCCTGTAATCCCAGCAGCAGGCCAAGCTGCTCCAACGGCACAAACAGCAATTCAGGCCAAACCAGCCGCTTCAAGTGAAGAGGATTTGGTTGTCATCATTACCAAAGTGGCTGACATCGTTATCGAAGCAGTCAAGGGCGATATGGAACGTGCTGCTCCATATTTCAAACCCGGAAGTGGTGGAAATGAATATGAAGATTTGCCTCAAGATTGGGATGCGCCTGCGGTAACAAAGGAAGCCGAAGACCCCGAGTCAGACGGCCCAAGCGATGCTGAAAAAGCAGCTATGAAAGATGCTCCCGAAGGCGAGCAAAACGAATTTCTTTACAACTTCCACTCATTGTATCGTAAGCAACGTCACTTTGCTATCGAAGTTCCACAGACTAAGCAATTCACTTACACAAGTCGTGACAAAAAGAGCCTGAACAAGATTGAAGTTGTGTGGGCAAACAATAGTCACGAAAACACCATCTATGCCAAGCACACACCTGTAAAGGTTGAAAAAGATGCTGAAACGCAAGATGACGTTTTCACGCCTACAGGTAAGTCGGGCGATGTTGCCATTTTCAAGTTTTGGGATGACCAAGTGAATCCTCGAACCGCCGAATCCAAGAAGTTCACCATTCAGACTTTGTTTGACCAAGCCAACAAGAACATCAAAGATATTGTTCGTAAAGTAGAGAAGAAGAATCCCGGTTTGATTATGGAAATGAACAAACGAGAGAAGCCACTCCAACGTGCTCTCTATGCTACGGTCAGCCGTAAGCGCATGGAATTCAAACCTAAGAAGGCAGTTTCCTTACAGTTGAAAGATGGAGAAGTTTTCCTCAAAGGCAAGCAGGTTAGCCAGACCGAATTGCGTCAGAAGTTGTTCAGTAGCAACATCGTTGAAGCAAACAACTGGATTGGGGCTTTGGATGATATTGATTACTTTGCCTCTCATCCAGAAATGATTGAGACCCGAAATAAGGCCGAAGCAATTGTGCAATTGGCAAATGCAAATCATTTGCAAGCTGATGCTGCCGAAGCAGTGGGCAATGTAACAAAGACGATGAAGCCAGAAGAAATGCAAGTCAACAATATCATCACGTTGGCGAAGCAATATCTTTTGAAAAAGAAAGATGCAATGTCGGCAGAAGCCAAAGACGCTGTGTTATCCTTGGTGAAACTTGGGTATAAAGAACCCGATGCACAAAACAAAGTCAAGCAGGCAATTGTTCAAATTGGGGACGATAAAACTGCCGAGGAATATACCAAGACCGCATTGGCTGGGCCAAAAGCAACAACCGCCACAGGAAATACGTCGAACGTTCCAGTATCAACTCCTGCCCCAAGCGCACCAGTATCAGCACCCGTGAGTGCTCCTGTTTCTGCACCTGTAAGTTCGCCAGTGAGTGCTCCTGTTTCTGCACCTGTAAGCGCACCAGTATCAAAAGAAAAGCCACAGCCCGAAAAGGCAAAAGAAAAATCTACAGTGACTATTTCAGACGATGGGGCAATCTCTGGCATTGACCCAAAGTCGGGTCAGGTAAAAAGCTGGAAAGTGGGACAAATGATTCCAAAAACAATTGCGTCAGCAATCATGAACGACCCCGACTTGAAGAAGAAATTTTCCGACTTGATGGCAAAGCGTGCTGCTGCGAAAGCAGCTAAGACAGGAAACACTGACTTGAAGGAAGAGTTTGTCAATCCCTTCAACCCTTCCAACTTTCTCTAAGTACTTAGGATCTATTGATTAAGTACTTTCATATTATTATGATCTGATTCTGATCATAGTACTTTAGAATAAAAGAATAGTCAAGTTTTTTTAACAAACAAAATGCAAGCCGTTACAGAAAATAAAAATAGTGACTCCATCCTGTATTTAGACATGGATAGGGTTCTGGTTGATTTTGACAAGTCATATGAACAATTGACGGGTGGTCTTAGCCTCCGTGCTTATTCAAAAAAAGTCGGAGACCGTAAGGCTCATGACATTTTTTTAGAGGCTGGTACAAAGTATTGGGCTGACATGGATTGGATTCAAGGTGGTCGGGAACTTCTGGCAGCAGCAGAAAACCTTTTTTCAAACGTCTGGATTCTGTCTTCCGCAGGCACTACAAGTCCCGAACTGGCCAAAACCGTTATTGCTGGCAAGCAGGAATGGCTTAAGAGACACGTTCCTTCAATTCCCATGTCCAAGGTGCTTATCGTCCTCGGACGCCACAGGAAGAAGGAATACGCTGCAAAGAACGCTATTCTGGTAGATGACATGCCCGACACCATCGAAAGTTGGAACAAAAAGGGTGGTGATGGCATCCTTCACAGCCATTTGACATATAAAAACTCGATTGAAGCGTTGGAAGATTTGGCCAAACCAATCAAGTTAAGTGAGCTTGCGAAGCGAAATCACTGATATTTATAAGATGCATGGACACCGACCTTAAAAAAATCATAGACGAGACAATCGAACAATTCTTCGAGAATGCTCCTATCAAGATGATTGAAAAAGGTGTTCGGGAAGAAACGTTTGACGTTTGTCCTCATTGCAAGAAAGAAATCTACGAGAAACACGAATACACCGAAGACGGTGGAAAAACGTGGCGTCATAGTGATTGCAAAGGCTTGATTCGTCGCCCGCCGCTTGACCCAGCATCTATCCCCGACTGGCTTCGTCCATATATGGATAACAGCCTCAACGAGTATTTCGGCAGCGACCCGTCTAAGATTGGAATTGAGAGTGGTGAGAAAAAGTATTCCGAGCAAGAGCCGGGTGGACAAATGGCCGCAGTAAATTGCAACGAAACTGCGTTCCGTGTTTACAACGAAACACTTTGCCCCGCTCTGTGGGACGAACAACAACACCTTGACCCCGAGGTTCGTTTGAATCTTCTCCGCATGGCACAAGACTTCTACGAGAAGACCAAATTCACCGCTCCAATTCTGGATGTCTATTTGATGGGTTCGATTGCCAACTACAATTGGACGCCTGATAGTGACGCCGATGTTCATGTCATCATTGATTT